AAAGATAATAACTTTTCTTCTAGTTCTTTATTAGGAGGTGAAGCATATTTTAAATAATAAGATATTACCTTTCTAATTAATTCAACATCAGCAGTAGCTATTGCAGGTTTACTTTCTTTCATTATCCTATCTCTTTCTTTGTCTGTATAATTAATCCAATTAATTATTTGTTCAGTTGTTCTATAACAACCAATACAAATATCATTCTCTAGTTTACATATACCAACACAAGGTGAACAAATTATATGTCCACCAACTCACATACACCTGCAGTACAAGCAAGTTCTTGTGAACCTTTTGTGTTATCTTCTTTCTCGAAGTCTTGTAGTTTATTCCAATCAATGTCTATAGGCATTTCTTTTGCTAACTTCTTATAAGTCTTCTCATCTATATCTTGATAAGGTGCTTGTTGATATGTATGATCAGAGAAAGGTAAGAAAGATACACCACTTAGGTAATCAAAGTTTTCCCAACACCATGCACCTACTGGTACCCACTCTTCTTCCTTAACACTTATAGTTACAGAAGGTTTATGTTCACACCAATGCTTGGCATAACATTTCCATATCTCTAACTGTTCTATAGCTGTCATGTCTGTTCTGCATAATGAACCTTTAGGAGCCATCATTGGAAAAGAAAACACAGTAGTATGTTCTGGTTTCATTACATCAGGTTCACTAGGTATACCAGATGCTTTCATAAACTCTGTTAATGGGTCTTTGTTATCACCTCTTACTGTTCTAATGTAATAAGGATTATGTCTAGCATGTATACCACTAGCACTATCAACTAACTGACTCACAGTACCTGAAGGTTTGACACAAGTAATAGCTGTTGATTGTGGTATACCTAATTTATAAGCTAGAGTTTTATTAGTTTCTACTGCATGTTTCTTTAATGTTTCTAGTCTAGGTGCTAGTCCATCAATAGTATTTAACTCAATACAATCCATGATACCTGTAAGAGACACACCTAATAATCTTTCTTCTTCTGTATTGTTCTGCCATCTCTTTCTAAGATAACCAAAGTTTGTAAAGGTAGATTGTATTGTACCTAACATAGTAGCTAGTTTAACTTTCTTTGCTAGTGTAGTCATAGTATCTGTAGAACGACACACAACTTCAGTTAAGTTACAGAATTGATTAGGTCTAAGAATAATTTCACTACAAGGATTAGTACCAAAATCCCAATTAGCGTCTCGTCTACCATTCTCTGCAGCTTTAGCTTGAGCAGATGCTCTATTAAACATACCTCTCTCACCAGATTTACTTTCATATAATGAGAGCCATTCTTTCATGAAGATACCTGGATCTGGTTTCTCTGTGTAAGCAACAGAGTTATTAGCTAATGCTCTCTCTGGATTAGTAGTCCACCACTCACCTGTCTTAGCAGTACGTATACGTTGGTCTGATAAATTAGATAAAGATATAAGAGCTGACCTACGTACACCACCTACAACTACAACCTCACCTGTCTTACATACTATGTCATGACATTCCATAGAGGAAAGCTTTCTACCTCTAGCATTTTTAAATTTAAGAATAGTAAAGTCGAACAAATCTACAAGAGGTTGAGGACCACTAGCTCTACCACCAAATGTTTTAAGTCTAGCACCTGCAGGTCTAATTTTATTTACATCTATCTTAGGAACTCTACCTGTATAAAGATAAGAAATTAAATCTCTAAATCCTTTAGACCAACCTTCTTTAGAATCAACGACAGATATAACATCTTCTGTATGTTCAAAATCTACATCAGGAACAGTAGGTAACTTATCTGCATACTGTCTTTCAACAGAGAAGCCTACACCTGTACCATTCATAAGTATATATAGTACTTCATCAAATGCTCTTGGACTATCAATAGGAATATAAGAACAGTTATAACCTGCTACATTCTCTCTATCTAATGCTTTACCTGATGTCATCAAAGCTCTCATGCTTGGCATAACTTGTAAGGAAAGTATACCTTCTTCTAAGTCTTCCCACTCTTTCTTTTTTATTACACCATCATAATTAGTATCTATATGATTCTTAAAGAAAGACACAAGTCTTCCTACAGTTTCACTCCATGTTTCTCTTCTACCTTCTTCTTCTATCCAACGTGAGTACCTAGACATGTGAATGAATGATTGGTATTCAGTAGGTAAATAATTACTTCCCATTAATGATGCCATCTATTTTTCCTTTCCATATTTCTTTTCTAATATTAACTCTGCATAGTGTATTACTTTTCTAATATCTTCTATACCATTTTTTGTTTTATGTCGAGTTATATACTTTACCACATTACCCTCTAGGAAGTCAAGCTTATTTTTAACAATATAATCTACAGGTTGTATAGCACAGTCTTTATAATGACTACCACCTATTTGTTTCTCACTAGCTTTACCATACTCATATTCATGTGTACCTTTAATTAAGTTCTCTTCTTGGTTACGTCTATACATATATTGTTCATGACTCTCTCTTGACATACCTCTATCTTCATGATTTATCCAAGACTCTTCTGATTCTTTGTCTGACATATTTTATTTCCTTTGAATTAATTACTTTAATTGCGAAACTTCTTGTATACTCTGCATCCATACCTGCATTCTCACAGACGTACTCAAAGTTATCACACGTTACACCAACACTACAGAAGAACCAAGCACGTGCATGCTGTCTCTCAACACTTGTACGTGATGATTCTACTATAGTCTTTTCTTTTGTTGCATCTAACAATGCTTGAAAGATAACAGATAAGAAGAGAACTCTTTCAGGACATGTAAAAGTCTCTTCTTCTATCTCTGTTAATATCTCAATGTATTCTTCACTCATTAGTCTTCTGCTATTTCATCTCTAAATATATCTATTAACATAGACGCAGCTTCGTCTGCTTCAGCAGCTAACTTTATTTGTTTAATAAATTCATCAACTACTTGTCCATGTTCTCCTATACCACTAGGATGTTCTAAGTATATACGTGCATTAGTAATAGCTTTATCTCTTTGAGATTGAAATTCAGTTAATGCTGTATCATACATTGCTTTTTTAATTCCCATTTGTTTCCTCCTTTCCTATTAATCTTACACCAATTATATCTTTATGTCTACACATTTTTACTTTTTTTCCATAGTTTGTTTTATATCCTTTGATCATATGTAATAAATTTGCCCAATCATAATTATTAACATGGTCCATAGCCCAACGAGATAAGTTAGGAACAGTAAGAAATGTACCATTTTTAAACTCTAACTCAACTGGACCTAAAGCAGAAGAGCTTTTATCTCCACGTGATCTTTCGCTATTCTTTTTTTGAAGTTCTTTATTACCCCAATTATTTTCTCTCATTTTTTGTTTAAACTCTGGATCTTGGTACAACTCAACAGGTGGGTAAAACTTACCACCTACATATGAATTATAAAATGCAGGTTCATCTGTACCTTCTATCACAGCAGTAAGTACATTCCATTTTACTTGATAGTACATCTCATAGTATCTTAAACTTCTTTTGTTTTTATATTCAGCTATAACTTCAAACCTAAAATTTTCTTTACCTATCTTTTTAATATCAGCCTTTAAATATTTAGAAGAACCCATATAAGTTTGCCACTTAGATTCTTTCTTAGCTTTACCTATATAGTATTGCTTACAGCCTACATATCCTTTACCATTTTGTGTATTAATTATAAGATAAACAAATCCAAACTTCTTTAAGTTAGGTACAAAAGGTTCATCAGTTTCAAACTGAAGCCAATGACTTACCAATCTGTTACCTCCTCCACGTTAGGAGCTTTCTTAACTTGCGTAAGATACCTGTATCCATTTGCATACTGGAATACACGTAACCCTTTACCTTCATTCGTATCACTCCAACAAGTACGCTTATGTTCACAATAGAAGCAACCAAAAGCGAGCTTACGATTGCCACTAGCACCATCAGCGACATCATCATAACACCTATCAGGTGGGTTATCTTGATCCATAGCTCCTTTAAGATAGTCAATCCTTTCTTTAGCATTTATCATTTCCAATGAATGAACAGGAGTCAAACATATACTTCCATTCTGTTTATCTATAGCTAGAAAAGCAGCTTCATCTACACCATTGCCTTCAGCATAAGCAGAAATCTGTGCTATGTATCCAAAGGGATCGTCTTTGTATAGAGTATTCTTAGAAAACTTTTCAAAGCTTCTACCTGATGCACTCTTACAATCAACTAACACTCCATCTATTACACAGTCTTGATGTCCTTTTATTCCATTAACATGTACTGTTTTTTGTAGGTCAGTTACTGTATGTCCTGCAAGTCTTGAGAAAAGAATCAATAGGTCTTCTAACATATGACCATATAAAAACTTAACTCTTGTACTAGGCTCTAAAGGTTTAGGTTTTTCTTTAGAGTTTTTACCATACCATAATTGTCTAGCAGGTTTACCTATAGCAGATAGTCTTAGGTTACGTCTATCTGTAGGCACTTCATTTAAAAAATTCTTTAATGTTTCTTTGAGACTCTCTGTAAAAGAATCTAAATGAGCATCAACTTCTTTCTCATTTAACTCTACGTCTACGAGAGGGTCAAACAAATCGTATATATCTTTTACTAAAGTATCAATAGATTTCATAATAAATAATGGGGAGATATTCATGGAGGTCTACCTCCCCATCCTTTCATGGTTGGTTAAGAAGCGAAGGATAATTCCTCATCTGAATCTTCAGTTACAAATCCATCAGGGACAACTTCAAAAGCTTCGTCTGCATCAGCATCTACGTTATAAGGTATCAAGTTAGTTACCTGCACAGCACGTAGGTCTGCAGAAACTCCACCACGACCTTTGAACTCCCACTCGTATGTACTATAAAGTACATTTACTTCTGAACCATTACCAATCAAAGTACTAGCAATGTTTCTTTTCGCAGCATCAACCACTTCAGGTTGCTTGTTCATGTTACCATCTTTACGTCTAACTTTTCTTTTAACAGTAACAAAGCTACCACGATCATCACCTTTATTCTTTACGTCTAGTCCATCAGCTTTAGCTATGTTGATATTCTTCTCATCAAGATTAGCTACATCAATAGACCATACTCCATCTGAATCAAATGTAGTATTTGGGCTAACGATTGAAGCCCAATATGCGTTTCCTTTTAGTACACTCATTTGTGTTTTCCTTTCGTTGTTATTAATAAATGAATTATGACACACCTCTAATTTATTGTCAAGGTTTTTTTTCATAATAAATGTTTTATTTAAGTTAAGTATTAAACTCATCTCGATTCTTGAGATAAGGTCTTGTTTTCCTTGATGTTTTCTACCCCATGTTTTGTACTCAGCATCCCTATAACTTTCTA